CGCCAGTACCGCCAGGAAAATGAACCGTACCTAGATACCCAGAGCCACCAAGGCCCACGTTAGTAGACGTACCAGGATGTCCCCCGTGACCAGTAATTGTTGCTGCAGATCCAGTTAGAGTAGAGCTCCCTCCAGCAGTTCCGTCACCAGGACCACCACCATTATCAAGTGGCCCACCTGTTCCTGCAGCTCCTACTGCGAAAGCTGCAGTTCCACCTCCGGTAAGTGCCAAGCTCGGTTCAGCAGAATACTCGCCAGCGCCCGCAGCGTATCCAGAATAACCGTTTGACCCTCCAGCACCTGCTCCCCAACATTCGCCCTTACCAGTTGAGACGCCTACGGGAATAGGAATTGTGCCTGACCCCGACGTCTTAGTGACAACAACTTGCCCCGATGCTCCGGAGTACAGCAAGAGGAAGTAGGGCCCGATTGCCAAGATAGGTGTGAAGACCAAGGTCGAGTCGTCCGGTGTTGATATGACTCCTATAGTAACTTCTGCAGTATCAGTCGCAGCGTCGTTTTGCGACTGAATTAGTATCGCTGCACCCTGGTTAGCAAACGGAGAGGAGACAATAGTACTCTCCTTCTGACCCGTGCCAGATCCCAGTTGTACTGATCCCGCGAAGCCAGAAAATACTTCAGCAGCATCGCCAGTAGTAAACTCGGCAGCTGCCTCAATGATGCCTGTGATGAGGTTGGTAAGAACAACGGGGATGTTAAAGTTGGGACTAATTCCAAACTGACTGCCACCAGAAGCGCCTGCGCTCAGTATGATGTTACCAATGATGTTTGCGATGCTTAGTGACGCTCCTGCCGCGAAGCTGTTCCCAAACTGATCAGTACCCGGAACTGCCGTTACTGATCCAACGAGAGACTGGGATGCAGGTACATCTCCTGCAACAAGCCAGGCAGTGTCTAGCCCCAGTTGTGTTGACACAGGAGGAACACCATCGTTAGCCATATTCAGAGCAGTTAGCATACTAGTGTACAGTGCAACCCGGTAGTCCTTAGCCGACCAGATTGTCGTCGTCAGGCTGCCAGCGGCCTGAGCGATGTACATGAATGCGTTGTCAATGTAGTGAACTTCTGCACCAGCAGCAGTACTCAGCCACTGGACTATCATTCTGCCAAAGCCAGTAGTAGCGGGCGCTACGAATGAAGCCTGGATCTGCGTCCATGCACCAGTAGCATCTGATGTTGAACTACCAAATACAGTAGAGATAAAAGTACCGCCGGAAGTGTACCATTGTATGCCAACCTGGACGCTTCGCGCTGAGGCTGCTGCACGGAACTGCCCGCCGACAACAAGTGTTTGCCCAGCTACACACGGTATTCCTTGTGTAAGCACACTACCGCAACTAAATGCTGACATAGTTCCTGCAGCTACTGAGGTTACTGCCATAGAGTCAGCGCCCTCATATGCCTGTGCAGCAGTGTCAGCTAGAGTACAGTTAGCGTTAACACCCCAGAGACCAATGCCTCCCTCGAAGCCACACTCCTGGTTGGTAGCGTTACCAAAGAAGTTTCCAGTTCCAGAGTTAAACAGAAGAATATCAGCGTTTTGCTTTCCGGCTGCCAGTCTGTTAGCGAAGAACGTTTGTACGTTTCCGAACCAAGTAGTGATGAAGGCCTGGGACTGCCCGTTTACAAAGTCAGTCGAACCGTTAAACTCCCACAGACCAAGAGGCTTTGGCGGAACTGCAGCATCGGCGATAGCTGCAGCGTTATCGATATTCACACCAGGATCAGGAGACACAGTACCATTAGCGTACTGGTCACAGGCAATCTTGTCGAACCAAGCATCGCCTGTGTAGAATCCGTTGGTCAGAACGAGATCAGCGCCAGAGCCCACGAACACCAATGGAAAGTACTGTCGTACCGTGGGTCCGTAGTACTGGATCATTGCGTTGAACTGCGTACTTGTCAGACCCTCAAAGAACGGTTCGTGCCACAGCGCAATGTCTACATTTGCTCCTGCTGCATACAGTGTCTGGAGCAGCGTAGTCATGTTTGTAAGGTCGGTAGCACTTACAGGACTGTATGCAGGACGCAGCGTAAGACATATCTTAGTAGTAGAGCCAACTAGTTCCTGAAGGTTCGAGTCATAGGAGAAGTCGGACAAGCTCTTGTAGTAACGAGCAGCTCCGAGAACTGTACCAGTCAGAGAGTTCCACAACGCAGTCTCAGCGTTAAAGTCCCCAGAGAACTGGTACATGTTACTTACATAGCTACCAACTAGACCTCCTACTCCAAGTCTCGCAACAATCTGACCAAAGGCAGCATTAGCAGGAGAGGTAGCAGTGAGCGCTTGCATCTGACCAACGCCAGCTACAAGAGCATAGGGTGAGGTAAGACTAATGCCAAGAGGCGCATTGTTAGCGTCGTACCAAGCTATTCCAATTTGAGTAGCAGACCAGCCTTGGGGGGAAAGTGTCCACATCGAAACGCTATAGTCTGTATTAGGGGTAACAGCACACAACTCGGAAGCAGCAGTAGGATTAGCAGTAGTACCATCAGGTGTCAAGAGAAGTGACCCAACGCCAGAGTTCAACTGGTGCAAAGTAGCAACGTTCGATATTGATACTCCAGCAGCGTTTAGACCGCCCCAGGACGAAATACCGTTAAGCGCACTGGCGCTCTCAAAGTCTCCGTCCTGGTTAAGTGGCGCAACTGGTGCCGCGTAAACTAGCTGACCACTTGCAGGGTCGCCACTAGTTGTTGTCTGTGCAATCGAGTCGGTTACAACAGAGCCAGCTGTACCTGCACTCGTGAGGCTAGAAACCTGTAGTCCCTTAACTTGCTGCTGTATCTGTTTGACTGCGCGCACAATATCATGTGGCCTAGCAAAAGCATACCTTCCATCATTCTGTCCGATTGTAGTTCACCTCCTATAGACCCGTCAGCGACGTAGTGTTCGTTCCGGGTGCATTAGTTGGATCTGGATCGTCATACACAAGGTTGATAGTTTCTGCGCCAGAGCCAGAATCCGGTGGAATAATACTCCAGCCAATAATACGCTTGCTAAACGTGTACCCCGTAGGGTACCTAGGATCAATGATATTGATAACAGCGTAGTCACCAAGCTGGTAAGAGCCAAACTGAGGCCAGTCTGACCCAGTAAGAGCGGTAGTGTGGGTCACCAACGGAACTGGGTACTGATTTATATCTGCGCTGGCATAGCCGTTAAGCTGCGCCAGGTTAGTCCCGCTGTAGGTTTCAACACCCTCAAGAAGGGGCCAGCCCGAGTTCAGTGAGGCATCGTTCCGAGCAATACCAAGAACAGGAATCGATGCAGCTGCACCTGACGTAGTCGACCCAGCAGGAATAAACGGTGCTTTGGTGGCCGTAGAAGAAGGTACGTCACCAACAGCTACCCAGACATTGTTGCCACTAGACGCGTCCTCAATGAAGTCATACTTCTGAATAGATCCCGGGTAGTCAACTACAAAGTTCGATACACTGACAGCTCTACCAATTGGGAAACCTAGTACTAGTTGCTTCAGCGGTAGACCATTTCCATCTTCGGACCAGGTAATAGTGTAGTCAGGCCCGTTAGCCAACTTAACGATTGCCTGTATTATAGCATCGACCGTGTTACTCAGATCGTAGCCGTTTACTACAGCGGTAACAGCAGTATCCCCAACGGGGAAAGTTACAATCGGCTTGACTCCAATATCACCATGTACCACGCCTTGCATCTTATGCCAGAGGTCGTTGATGATGCGAGCCATACCCGTTTTCGTGTAGTTCTGCGTTGCGGTACCAAGCCAGCTACGAGGGTATCTTCGTGCTGCATAAGACTCGAACGTCTGACCGCTTAGCGTGACAGTCTTAGTATCAGACGTGTATTCGCGTGTCCAGACAATACCGCCCCAGACGATCTGGTTGTTTCTATAGGCCCAGAAGGCCGTTCTACCTGGAATCGTTCTGGCTAGCAGATCATCATCACGTATACCTAGCGTGCCTAGGTTAAAGGTGCAGCCCATGTTCCCAGCAGTATCGAGCTGACAGTCTAGCGTGGAAACGGTATTAGGGAACACTTCACCTAGGACTTTGTTAGAGGTAAGGTCCGTTGTGAGGTAGGTATACTGTGGTGTGCTCATTAGGCGCACCTATAACGACCAGCAAAGAAGAATGGCTTACCTGCGCCACCAGAAGTAGGTAGGCCATAGACTTGAACGTTACCGTTACTGTCAATTCTCACCGTGGGGCTCGCACCGTCAGACCTTGCAGGTCCCGCCCAACCAAAGTACACCATGCCAGGTATCCACTGACGGGTGCCTGCTGCAGCATAAGCAGCAGGCAGAGTCATTATCACGGTACCATCCGCAGTCGTACCGGACCCGAGCTCACCCATGAACTCGACTATCGTCGGGTCCGAAGGGCACTTTCTATATCCAGAGTCAGGTGCACCGACACCAATCGTCCAACCGTTCTGCAGTGATGGGAGAGCGTGCCAGGGGTCTACAGTCGTTGCCGACTGCGGAATAATGTGCTCGTACTGGTAGGCGCCATTGACAATAATACCTGGCATATGTGTGTCTGTTTCCCACCACTCTGTTCCCTCAGGTGCTGTAAGCGGTGGACGAGTAGCACTAGTACAGAACAGCCTACCTGCTAGAGGAGAATATTGACGCGAATCTACAACAGTGCCAACACCGTTCGTAGCTATCATGTTAGGTACAACTCGAATGATAGCTAGTATAATCGAGTTGGCTGGCAACGATGGTAGCGTACCAGGTGCTGAGCTAGAGAAGGCACCTGCCACATCCTGAATAAGCCAGTTGTCCGACGCGCCACCCAACGCGGTGTCTTGCTGTGAAGCGCAAATGTAGTCAGAGCGCCACTGTGTCGTACTCACTGCAGGTATCGTTACTGAAAACGAAGCAGTGTTGACTCCAACATACACGCCATCAAAGGCTGTGCTACAGGGCATAAAGACCAAGCCCGTGTCCACGTTCACGGTGAGACCTGCAGTACCAGTAACTGCCATACGGTTACCCATAGCTGGATGTACGCCGCCCGCTGGTGAAGTAGCACCAGCAGCCATACCGCCAGCAGCATACCCGACGATAGCGTTACGGAAAGTCTGTGCAGTGTGCGTTGTCAAGTTCTGCAAAAAGCCTGCAGGCTGCACGGGAGCCATAGCAGCTCTCTTTCTAGAAGTAGGTTCCAAGCAAAGTTACTTGTAGCGTGCCATTTGTTACTGCGGCAAGATCGTGAGCAATACCAAAGGTAGCTGCACCGTAGGGCGGAACCGAGTGCCAGAATAGTCCCTGCAAAGCTGAACGTACACTCGTGCCACCAATGTTCTGTGAGGTTATTGTTGGTAGCGGTGCAGGAATAAACACTCCTGACGTGTTAAGTGGTGCTTGCTTAGTTGTAGGACCGTTTAGAATACACGATTTGTAGCGACAGTCTACAACAAGAGTATCAGAGGCAGACAGTGTTATAGTGAACTTCATCTGCTGCGAAGTAATCGAGCTCGTAATGACAGGATTCGTCAGCGGACCCTTTAGAACAAAGATAGGGTAAGCTGTGTGAGAGCCATTGTGTGTAACCTGTACCGAATTGTTGGCAGAGAATAGTGGACCACCGAACCCTGTGTTAAAGCTTACAGGGAAGCCTATGCCAACAGCAGAAGCACACTGAACATCGTCAAAGTTGAAAATGATACTTGAGGCTGGCGTCCCTGTAGTCCACACGAATACTGCAGCAAATGCAGCAGTAGCAGGCGCAGTTACATTAAAGGACATGGGCGTCCACGCGCTTACTGACGTAACTACGGTACCCGAGATCGAGTTCGATATAAACGTAAGTCCACTAGTGTACCAGTTTATGCCAATCTGAACACCGTTATAAGAGGCAGCCGTAAACGCCTCAGCGGAGAGCGTATACTTACCATTACCTACTACAGGAAACTGCTCGCTAATAGCTCCGGGGCTAGCAACCGAGCCACTAGGAATCACGGCCAGAGAAGAAATACCGGTAAGTGCATTCGACGACTGAGCCAGCAGGGCACTATTAAGAGCCTGCCAGGGAGTTAGACCAGTCTCAAAGTCTGAGTTGGCGTTTAGCTGTGTAGCTACTGGCTGAGCAGTAAAGGATGGATTCAGTGGCTGGTAATCATAAATGTAGGGATCCGGACAAAACAACGTTATGACAATAGGCGTGATACCCAGTCTTCGGTTGGTATCAATATCGTACTTAACTCCGCCTCCTATAGCGTTAAGAAATCTCAGTGGACTACCTGGATGCTTGAAGTAAAACTGGTCAAATGTTCCAGGAGCAAACTGTGCACGCAGAAGGTCGCAAGTAGCTTCGGGCCCACCGTTAATTGGCTGGTCGTAAATAGTGCCTGTGATCACAATAGTACGCTCAGACATAAACTGGGCATCAACATACGTGCCATCAATGCCCATATGCTCAGCAGTATTTATCCTAATCGGAGCATTGTCTAGACCTGCAATGTCAGTCACGTCGACAAAGGGAAGGCCTTGATTATCCGTGTTCAGGATAAAGCCAGCTTCGCCAAAGACGTACTCGTAAGTGTTCAGGAAGGGAGGAATCTAGACCACCTCTATCCACTACGCCTCGCGAGCTCAAATCCTAGGTGAGCTGCATGCATAATAGGATTGATCTCGTTCGTCCTAACGTAGATATTGATTGGGCTTCCACCACCTGGTGAGATCGTAGCGCCCTGCATTCCTGCCTTGATAAACTCTGGACCATTCTCACCGACAACACCCCAACCTCCAGGTTGCATTACGCCACCCTCTGCATACCAGTTGTTGGATACCTCGTGTGCCCACGCTCCTGAAGGGCTTCCGTACCGACCCTTGATGTAACCAAGACCCCATCGAATCTGAGTCGCTGGATTAGTTCTCCAGTCCGAACCTGCTGCAGCCATCTTGTCTGCAGGAAGACTCTGCGGAATACCATAGGCACCGGACGACGCGTTAAGTGCATCCCAACGCCAGCCTGACTCTTGGTTCCACAGCAGAATAAGTGGTACCAGCTGATTCTGACCCCAGCCATAAGCACCAATCGTACGAGCTGCGTAGTCCATTGCAGCTAGCGCTCCGGGACCAGCTCCAGACTTCGCACCAGGCAAACTTCCAATCGCCCCCAGAGGAGGTCCGAGAGCCTTTATAGCTGCTGCTAGCTTTGAAATCTCTGCTGCTAGCGCTCCTCCGATCGCCGAGGGATCAGTAAGCTGTCCACTAAAGGTTGGTGCTGCAGTTCCTCCAGTACCGAAGGCATAACCCGGAATAGTGCCATCGGCGAACCCGCCCAACGCGTGGTTAGGAACTACAACTTCGCCACCACGCATGTTAATTAGCTCGGGACCGCGCTCTCCGACCCAAGCCCAGCCAGCAGCAGCACCTGTAGTTCCTGCGGCAAAGCCACCACCTGGTCCAGGCTTCTTGTTGACACCAATGCCTGCTACTGAAGTCGTGAACTTAATCGTACGTGGCTTATTCGTTAGTCCGTTAAGTATGCCGTTGACCTTGTTAACCCAGCCCTGAATAGTCGAAGCAGCACTCTTTAGCTTCGGTCCAATAATAGGGACCCAGCCAAAAGCATCAGATATGCCTCGTGTTACCAGAGCAGCCATCCACAGAATACCAGTACCAGGATCAGTAAGGATTAGCTTCATGAAGAAGACAAACTCATCCTTCATCCACGTTACAACACCCTTTACAACGTCCTTTATCCAACCCCAGATTGCACTCCAGTGCTTATATACCTCCAACAAGCCAAATGCTAGAAGCCCAAAAGGACCAAGGAACGGTAGTATATACTTGCCCCAGCCATTCCAGATAAAGTCCCAGGCATCCTTGGCAATCCTCTTAATAAACCCCCAGACAGTATTCCAGTGCTTGTACAGTTCATAGGCACCTAGAACCAACAATCCAACTGCAAGAACAATACCGCCGGTCGCAAGAACAACGCCCGCCATAGACAACTCAATACCAAGCGCGGCAGCAATCCAGCCAGCCAAAGCTGTTCCAGCAGAAATTAGCTGACTAGCAGCCCATATAGCAGCCTCGGCTATCCACTTTCCCAACCAGAGAATAGCTGTCTTGGCGCCACTCATTACCTTAGTACCAACTCCAGACCAAATCTGGCTTACAGTCTTTCCCTCAGTCGCTACGCCAACTAGTCCTCCAATAAACGTACCGAACTTCAACAACACAAGCTTGCCAAGACTCTTGTAGAGAAGATCGAAGGCAGCACCTAGAAGTCTAACCGAGCCAAACTTAGAGGTGATCAGTATGAAAGCTGACAGCTGGTAGAGGAACGTACCAATCCCTGGAATTTTAACTAGATACAACAAGGCACCAGCGAGGTCGTTTAGGCCCTTAAGGTAGAGGGTACCAAAGCCACCCGACGTAGCCAAAAGCAGATGCCCAATAATCCCAAGCAGGTTCTTTAGCAGATCAACGACAACAGGTGCATCAGCCTTCATCTGACTCAGAAAGTCAGTAAAACCTTTGCCACCAGTCCACTTAGCAAAGGCACCTGTCATCTTGACAATATCGTTAACCATACCCGTAGCGAGGCCCGACTTTGCAATGCTCGTAAAGATATGTCCAAAGCCAATACCGATGTTAATTAGAGACTGACCGAAGCCCTTAATACCAATACTCGACATCTTGATTAGCTGGGTCATAAAGTCCTTGAAGCCAGCGGACTTAAACCCCGCACCGACTTCCTTAACCAGCGGCATAAGAGCAGTAGCAGCTGATACAGCTAGTGGGTGCAAATACGCTAGTAGCGGAGTAACAACCTTCAAGCCTGCAGCCCACAAAGCAAGAACCTGTGGCTGCGACTTATCTTGCGCATTGACCATCGCTTTGTCAAACGCTGTATACTGAAACAAGGCCTGCTGCTGAGCCTTGTTCAAACCCATGTAGGCCTGGCGCTCGTCCATGAGCGCAGTGATCTGTGACTTCTCAGAAGTCGGCATTCCAGTTGTTGACTGCGCAGCAACGACCAGTGACCGTTGCTGCTTCTTAGTCATCTGGTACCAGTTGACGTTCGGGTTAGTAAGGAAGTTTAGGCCCTTACCAAGGTTGTTCAGCTGGGATCCTGCTGCTGCCGAGCCAGATGTCGCCTGTCCTACCTTTAGCCACTGCTGCAGTGCAGTAGCATTTGCAGCAATCTTGTTGGACGTCAGAGCCTTGTCGAACGTTGTAAAGGCCTGCTTAACAGGTGCCAAGACCTCTATGGCAGAAGCACCAAGAGCACCAAGGCCAGCCGCTGCACCAAAGCCTGCAGTTGCAATTCCTCCTAGGACACCTACCATGCCAGTGAGCGTCGCAGGAAGAGCTCCCATTCCCAAACCAACAAGCGGAAGCCAGTTCGGGACGTTTATCTTTTCCTTCTTTATGGCTGCCTTCATAGAAGCCATAAATCGCTTACCCATGCTATCTCCAGCATCGGAAGCAGCCTTAGGATTGCTTAGTGCGTCCGTGATGGCCTTCTTCAAAAGGCCAGACTTCATCGAAGCGCCGACCTTGTCGAGCTCCTTTTGCAGATCAGAAGCAAGACGCAGGTTAGTAGAACTAGAAGCCTGCTGCTTTAGATCCTTGATTGCCTTCTTGACAATTTCGATCTTGGCTAGCAGGTCTCCAACTTCGCCAGTAAGCTTCGCGCCGATAGGTGGCAAATCTTGGCCGAGCATTTCACCTCCTTCCTAGAAGGTAAGAACTCTCCTACGAGCGCGATCCCAATGCTCGTAGTAGATGTGCTCGAGGCCGCCGGGACCTGACGTATCTAGCTCCTGTACAGTATTCAAGAAGTAGGGCCGAGGCGGGATCCACGTCAGATGGTGCTCACCAGCCCAGCCACCAAGCTCCTGAATCCTAGCGTACACAGCCGAAGGGTACACCTTGACAAAGCCAGCTAGCGCAGTTGGCTCAATAGTAACCGAGTCATGAAGGTGGCTGGTGATAAGACCAGGAGGACCCTGAAACGGAAGAGTCGGAGATGGCTCACTTCGTGGATGAGGAAACAGAGCCAACTTTTCCTGCACAAGCTCCTTGATAAACTCAGCAGCATCCAACGAAGCAAGGTGGCCTTCTAGCTGTGACTGCTTACCCCAATCAGTTATAGCTGCCTCGAAGCGTTCGACGTCCATACTAATATTTACTTCGAAACCTGCCATAACTATCTCCTACCAGACAGCTTATCTCGCTCTGCCTTCTGCTTCGCCTGCTCTAGCTCCTGCCTTACTCCCTGAGCATCCACGACCATGTCCATAGCGTGGATCAGAAAAGAATCCTGGTCCAGAAGCCCTCCAGGGCCAGGCAGACAGTGTAGATGCTGGCACATGTTCGCTAGTCCGATGAGCTGGTCGGCGTAATCGCTGACGGGGTCGTTACGCTTGCCATCGCGGTCGCGCCGTTCGCTGAGGATACGCTGTCGGATGGCGTCTCGGAGTTTGGGAACGACTTCCGCCAATTGTGCATGTCGTCGATAGTGCTGGCAATCTCGCCACCTATAAGCGGATCGAGCATATGTACATCACGAGCCACCTTCTGGAAGTCTAGTTTACGTCCAGTCGCATCATCAAGATTGTGCTCTACAATGCAGGTCTTGAACTGAAACTCCATGACGGCGGCCTGCGAAAGGTTCATTCCCAGTTCAGGGTCGTTACTACCCTCCTGAGCCTTCATCGAGACCTGGTACGCCATTGCCTGGCTCGCCAGAAGCTCACCGAACGACATGCGTCGGAGCTTGACATAGCCATCTGGACAGGTTTTGAGATCGTGCCGAACCGGTTCTATTGACACGGTTGCTCTAGGCAAATTTTTCCGCCTCCTCGCCCTGTGGATCTTACGTGATGCGCGTCCGCGTCGTGCGCATCTTTTCCCGCCCATTGTCTCTTCCTGTTATGTGATATTCTCCTGTGTAAGCACAGTTATTACAGTAGCGTTACCGCTTCCGTCGATTGTCGAATCGTACGTAAGACTAGCTCGAATGATATCGCCCTGAGCGCTCAGCGGAATCTGCATCGCACTCTTGAACACACTACCCATCAAGAGCGAAATGCTGTTGTTAACAGTCTTCTGACCCAGGATAGTAACGCTCTGAGCCGTACCGGCCTGGAACAGACCGTAGTCCGTCTTGTCGATAAAGTCACGACTAGCTGTCATTTGTACAGTACGTTCACCCATCGAAATGAACTGCGCACCTCGGCCACTGTTGACTCCAGTGTTCTTGAGTCTATATGCAGCGGCTCCTGCCTCATCAATCGAGTAGGAGAACGTATCCATGTCGAAGACTTGCGAACCCGTTGGAATCCCGATGTTCCAGATACCTGGGCCGTATGGCGTACCTGTACTCCACGTTGGAGTAGGCGTCGACTGCGTAGACTCGTTCAGCCCAAGGATATCGACATCCAGTTGCAGGATATCGTTAGTAATACTCAACGTCAACTTGGACACGACACAGCCAACGTAACCGAACACCTGACTATTTCGAACGATGGTAAGCGACAAAGTACGAGTCGGAAACGCATTCACAGACGTCGGCGTACATACGTACGTGAAGTTTCCAGAACCCGACTTAACGATACCCATTCGCATCGCGTACAAGAAGTACACAATGGCGTCGTCGAAGGCCTCCATCGACAACGTACCTGAGACCGACACGTTACCAGGAACCATGCCAATCTGATCGATCGACTGCCTAATAGGACGCCGATAAACGTTCCCTGGCATAAACTCTAGCGAGTCGCTTAGGATTGGAATAAACTTCGTCGGAGCTACGTATGTACCTGGCGTTACCTCAAACGCTAGCCCGAGCGATCCTCCCCCACTGACACCTATTCCCATGGCTACTCACCTGCCTCTAGCTCGGGTGGTACACTGTCCAACCCGGGGCCCCTACTAGACAAAGAGTCCACAGGGGCCTCGCGCGGTGTTGGTGTCAAGGACGAAGAGCCTGTAACCGTTACGCCATGCATGCTCCTGACTGCGTCGGTCAACGAGGGCCCCAGTTCATGCTTGTGGATGAAGGATCCAAACGTTTCCGACTCGGAATCTGTATTAGTAACGGCATCTTCAGTCGAGTTAACTACGCGGAAATTCAGCTCCTGCTCGTCCGTGATATCATGCGTGCCATTGCTAAAGGTCCCGAGGCCGTGAATATAAATCTCGCCAGTACCGAGGTTGTACTGGTTCACTGTTAGTTGGAAAGACACCTTGCTCCCTCGTCAAGCATTGAGCAACACCTTACTTCTGGTCCTAAAAGTCATCCGGGCGGCGTCCATTAGGGCACCCATCCTTACTGCAACACCAGGGTCAACACCAGAACACATGCAGTCAATAGCGTTTCCGCCCAGAGTAACGTCTGTGTTGATAAAGCGCTTGATAGTGTTAGCCAGGCCTAGTGCCTGATGTGTGTTCTGCTGAGCGTCCTGTATCTTGCCAAAGTAGACCATTACGAAGGTCGTGAACGTCATTAGAACAGGACGACCACCAGCACCATTGTACGTACTGGTTTCGGGCCCAGGGACAACACACAGAGCGGGCGTAACGGGAAGCATTGCCTGGTCACCATACCAGACACTGTTAGGCGTACCGTCAGCCTTAGGTATTGATGTCGGAAGGCCGAGCGTGGCAGCGTTGTTCACCAAGGCTGTATAAAAGTAGTTAGAGATGACCTCTGTGGCGTCTGCGTATCCTGCATATGGATTAGAAATGAGGTCACCTCCTTCTAGAAGATCTTGCTCATTCCGAACTTGGCCGGACCAAGAGACATGTCCTCGGGGACAGTGTTCTCTCTCAATGCATCGTATGTGGAGCTAACATCGTTAGGGTAGTACTCAGGGGCCGTTGCAGGCCCCTGAGGCTCAATCTCGGCTAGCAGAATGGACCCACTGATAATGCCAGCCTCTAGAACCTCAGCCTGCGCACGAAGAACTTCTCCGTAGCTGGTACCTTCGGCTACGATCATCTCACTGAACTGCCGGTCGTAATACCAACCGGCGTACAGCATAGCTATAATCTGCTTGACTAGCTCAGGTGTGTTAGTGCTGCCTGTCCAAGTAGGAACACCAAAGCCGGGATCGTTGTAGGTGTCTGCTAGCTCGCCAAGAACCTGAGTGGAGATCTGAGTTTCCAGAGCAGCATCAAGTGACGTCAGGTTGGCCTTCGTGCCCTCAAAGCCAGGCCTGAACATCCGATACGAGGACGTGTGCCATCGACCTACACCACCTCCTCAAGCACGTGTGCCATACCAGCCCCTTCTAGAAGTAATGGACCTGCCCGCCTTCGCACCTGGGCAGGCTCATTA